TTATTTCCTCTGCTCTGTCTAAATGGATACCCGCGACATAATTCTCACGCTCAATAATTTCAACATAGATATCGGAATCATCTTTATTAATAGCCATATAAAGTGAGAAATTAAGTTTTAGTTTATCCATCCCAATTTGCATTTGGGTATAATGCACGGGTTTAGATTTAGCCACACCTTCTTTAACGAGCTTTTTAAATGTCTTAGATGAGTTCGTTTTAAACTCAAGCAAACAAGGCTCATATAAATTAGGAAGGTTAAGCGCAATACCATCACTTGAACCACCAAAATGCCCATTAGCATGGCTAAAATTGAATTGTTTACCTGTTTCAGGGTCAAACTGTCTAATCTCAACGCCAATGCATTCCAGCATTGCAATGAATACGGCTTCACTTAAATGACCTGTATTGAATAATCTAAGCATTCTACCTGAGAATTTTTCAGGTTTAATCCAATGATATGAATACCATAGTTTTCGGTCACAAGGGTCACCAATTAATGATGCACCTAAATGTGACCTAACAGGTTTTAAATCTGATGCACGGTAGGCATCAGACATTAATGGTAACCATTTGGCTAATGACTCACGATATTTACTACCTTGGTCAGCATACATCGCATCTTCAATTTGTTGTTTAATGCTATCTGCAACAAACTGTAATGAGTGCTTATAAGTCATCTTGTCTGCCAATTGTTTTTGGTACGCAATACGCACGAAGACGTGAAGTCATTGTGAAATTTTGTTTGATATCATCAATGATTAGATTCTTTACTTGTTCACAAGTAACTTTGTTTGTAAACTCATAACCACCTTGTGATAATCCGTTTGCATTGCCTAAAATTAAAATTAAAATAAATGTATTCATCTCTCTCTCCAGATAAGGTTAAGGGTGGTCGGTTAGTAACCACCCCTATTAGGTTATTTAAGCTGCGTTAAGCCATGCTGGTGCGTCTTCATCATGAGCATCAATAGCTTCACTTGTATTTGATACAGGTGGTCTTGGTGGCTTTGCTGGAGCTGTTTTTGGTGCAACATTTGGTGCAGTAGGTCTTGCTGCTGGAATAGCACTCACAGGTGATGGAATATTTCCCGTTAATGATGCAATAAACGCAACACCTTCAGGTGAATTCAATGTTTGTTGTTGTGATACCAATGGCTCATCTTCACCACGAACTTCAGTTAACACAGAATAAAAACCTTTAATGTTCACATTCACACTTGGACGTAATTCACCTGTTGTGCGGTCAGCATATGAATTGAATGCATGGTCAGCACGAACTTTAAACGGTCTATTGTGGACTTCAATCACACCAGACTTAGGGTAAATGCCAATAGCAAGGAATAATGCTTTTAATTGTGATTTACCGATATCTACAGCACGTTGATTAGGATTGCGAAGTGAATAGTACACTTTTGTTGTTGCGCCTTTATAAGCACCTTCAAGCACAGTTAATTCTAAATGTTGAACTAAATGTGTTTCTTCTGACTTACCTGCTGAAGGTTTGACTTCTGAACCTGTAATTGCAACAGTCACAACACCTTTAGGAAAACGTAATTGAGCTTCACCTGACGCTTCAACTGCATCCCATTGTCCAGCCATTTCTTGATAAAAATTCATTTTTGTAACTCCGTGTGGTTAGTTATGTGCTGGTTTTAGGCGAGACCAGCAACTCATGTAATAATGTATTATCGGTAGTTTTTACGTTTCTGTCAACGCTGGTGAGTCGGAAATGTCATATTGCCAACAATAATATTATTTTCATAATACTCTTTCTCACGTTTACGTTTGAGTCGTGAATCCCAATGTTCTAGGTAAGGTTGGATTCTTTCTTCATCTACCCAAACATTACAGATAATGTTATCAGGGGCTGGTATAGCACCGCTATACACAGCCATTTCAACCTGTTTCTCGGTCACATTAAGTCGTGACATGATATCTTGAACTGTAATCATTTTGAAAAATAATCACTGCCTTTAGCATCAAAAATGGCTTGAGCAATACAATTCCAACCATCATTTTTTGTGATTGTAATATCACACTCAAGACCAAAACGATTCTTTGAACGAAATCTTGCGTTCTGTACCACACCTAGTGTGACACCTTGTTCTCTATCAATATCCGCAGTATTCATACCACTACCCATACCCACAGGTGTTTTGGAGGTATAAAGCATACCAAAAATATCGCACCATTGTGTCACAAGTTCACGAGAACCAAATGATTTGGATGATTTAGGTGAATGCAATAATGCATCAGTAAAATGAAACTCTGTTGCGCTAATGGTATCGCGCTCTAGGTTAGTAAATACATGGCAAGAACAGCAAATGTTAATACCGTTATCAGCAAAGAAATCTAACCATTTTAAAGTGTCTTGCCAGATAGTATTGGACACATTATACGCATTACCATAGCCATTATGCGCGGATAACATAGTAAGTTTAGGGTTTGTTCTTGACACAGGGTCAAGAGCGATAACGTGCGTGTGGATAATACGCTCAAGAGCTGATAATGAATCCACAACAATAGATTGATACTCAAATGTCCCAGCCATAACGAGTTCTGATAACTCACCAAATAATTCAATTAAATCGGTATATGACGCATCATGCATAGGGATAATGGCTACTTTTTCTCTATCTACATCCACATAGCCTTTTTCTAAAGCAATGAATACAGGTTTAGGTGCTGATGCGAGAAGTGTTGTTTTACCAATGCCTTCAATACCAGCCGCGATAAGGCGAAGACCTTCTTGTTTTGATTCTGTTGTTAATGCTCTGCTTAAAAAACTCATTTTATCTCTCCAGTTGTTTTGTCGTAATTGACGATTGTATATTAATTGTATTTGACGTTGTTGTCAACTTGATAATCCAACTAATTCTAAAATATAAGTCAATGTATCATATGACACATGGTGTGTAAGGCAATCCTTTGTTGATGCAGCAATCAGCTCACCGTGACTCACCATGTCACAGGTAATGACGATATTACCCACAGATTTCAATCGTAGCACCAGCACGTTATCCTGTGGCTTAAATTGAACCACAACAAGTTGTTTGATATCAAAACTGACTACTGCACCATCTGAATCAGAAAATGCCACAAATTGTTGCTTTGGTTGTTTGTTATCTTTAGCCATTACACAACTCCCTTAACTAAGTCATGATGACGTATGTCATCGCGATAATACAATTTAAATACCTTATTTTTTCCACTTTTAAGCTCTAATGCGCGTGGAAACGCTTTACTTTCAATATGATGGTCTAAATAATTGCATGATTTATTTAGTCGCGCACATATTGCATTCTTGCTGATAAACAGCGATTCAAATTCATCTTGGGTCATTTCCATTCTCCATATAAAAATGCTAGTTTAATTCGTTTTTATGATAACGTCAATGTTTTAACAGCTCAATTATTTCAAGTTCTGCTTCAAGCCAATTCTGCTCTTCATTATCCGACCCTTCAAGCCATTTAAAGTACGCTGCCTTTTCCACAAGTTCACGATACTCATCGTATTTAAGTAACGCAGGTCTATGACGATATTGATTAGATATTAACTGCATTGTGTCTCCCTGCTATAAAGTCTAAATAAAGTGATGTGAAAAATGGATGTTCTTCAACCTGTAAAATCTTTCTAGGCTTTCTTTTTCTTGGAAATTTATCCAAATAGGCTTCAGTTGACACAACAAACGGAAGAATATCTTCGCGTCGGAACAGTCTGTTTCTGTTTGTTTCTAAAATACCCACAGAAGGTACTTTGTGTTTAATTAATCGCCCACGAAGGGTCATTTGTTCAATTCCGAATTCATCTGATGCATCTTGCATTGTCATTGTGCCATTTGGTTTTGTACTATATTTAATTTCATTCATACATAGAGTCCTGCAAAAAACATTAAAGTTACAATCGGGAATAAAATTGCCACAAGCTCTAGCATAATTCTATCCATTATTTTATTTACTTGTTGTTGAGTCATTTCATATACCTTTTTAAAATTTCAATTACATCATATATACCTTCACAAATCTCACTATCACAATCATAATACTTTGCATCAGATAATAAAATATCGAGTTTTGCAATTGCTTCTTCTTTTTGATTCACGAGTTTAGTTACTATCTCTGCCCAATCAATATGTTCTTGGTTTGTCATGTTTTTAACCTTAAAAACTGGATTATTGTTTAACAATAAATACAATAAGTGAAAAAAGAATTATTGCGCCAAATATATAAATCATGGCTTGTTTTAGTTCTTTCATTTTACTCCCCCAAACATCACATCAATATTTTTATCATCGCAAGACATATTTCTAAATCTTGCATTATTTTGCCCAATAAACTGAGCGGAAAACAACTCGTTAACCTTTTCTTCTTTTTCACGCAACACTTCTGTTTCTTTTTTAGCCTGAAGCAACTTCAATGTTTCTTCAAATGTTCTTTTCTTCATCTTTTTTTAACCTCGTAAGGCAAATAACTTTCTTCTTGATAATCTGGTATCTGTATTTCTTCATCGTCATCAAGTTCAACATCAGATAACCATGATTTCACATAGCCAATAACTAAATCACCAAAATTATCTTCTCTCACACCCTGTGAATCTTCAACCTCAATAATATACACATCTTGGTCATAGCTAATGCCAACGGTCAGTAGGCATTGATACTTTGAGCCAATCCATGCAAACTCTTGTAAATACATAATTACCTCCGTTGGCAAGCATAATACTCTTTGTTTGATAAGAACGTCAAACTTTATTTTAAAAAATAGCCGAAAATATCTCTATCAACGGCT